GATCTGCCTTAAACGGGGATATTCGCCAGCAATATCAAGTCTATGAGTTGATGGAGGATTCATGGTCAAGGTTATCTAAAAACCTACATGAGTTAAAAAGTGCTGCGGCAGGGGCAACCTATACCGTAATGCCTTTTACTGAGCGTGGACAAAAGCCAACTGATTCAGCCCAAGAGAAAGCTGACTTTGTTCAGTACGCAATTGATAACTGGATAGGCAACCCGATTGAGGGGACGAATGGGTTTCGTAATGCAATTTATGATTTATGCGATGGAGTGGGTAAAGGTTTCTCAGTGCAAGAGGTGCTTTGGGAAGTTAAA